GTCCGGTGGTACGCTCAAAAAAGGTAGGGGTCATACGATCGCGCTTAGAACTATTGCACTTAGTGCAAGCTGCAACGCAGTTCGATTCATCGTCTGTCCCGTTCTTACTAATGGGAATCAAATGGTCAATAGTGTTGGCTTCAAGCCCGCAATAGTGGCAAGTGTAATAATCTCGTTCAAGCACTTGTTTCCTAACTCTTTGATAATAGGCTGTGTTGTATCGCTTGTTACTCAATGCCAACCCTTAGTCTCAAGGTGATGAAGTGCATTGCAAGCATCAGCGTATCTATGTCTTATGTATTTAATGTGTGCATCTATTTGCTGCCTAGGGTTAAGGTCTCTATACCAGGTAGAACGCATCTGCCCTAGACCATAATGAGAGCCATTACGAGCCTTTGGATTCCATCTACTCTCTTTATAAATTAACCAGTTATAACATTGGAATTCTGACCAATCCATTTTATTGTAAGCATAAAGCTTTAGATTCATATCTGCTTTTGATGAATTGATTGGGATCAGCATAAGTGCCGATAGCATCAGCGTTAGGCAATAGCCTGCCCTAACTCTCTGGCTACGGGCTGCCTTCGGGCCCCGCCTTAGACGGAGTGTAGCGGCCTTGTCAAGTAGGCTAACATAAGTGCTGTTCAGAGCCATATTAACCATCTATCCCAATAGCATCCCAATTATCTATGTGATCATCTATCGTTCTATAGATTGGATATATGTCATCAATCATTTAATAACCTTTCCATATGCTTACATAATTCTTCACCTAGTTCATATGGAATCATTGACCTAAGTCTTGCATTACGCAACTTTCCTGTGCCACCCGCATTAGTTCCAGCTGGGCTTGATTGATGGCAATCGGCTTTGGGTCTGCACATTGGCCTACTAATCCACCCATTAAATTGTCCCCAGATATCTGTCGGTTTCATTCTGTTATCTCCATACTGACAATAGGTAACTGTCGTTCTAGGGTATTTAGCCATAAATTCTTGCTTCCTTAGCATTCCCCTAGGATTCTCTAATACCCATCCTTTTGCGTTTAATTCTTCAATAAGCGTTAAAGTGGCTTTCATTAAATCAATTGCTTCATAAACGCTTGGATGTTTAGGTATAGGGCCATTAGGTGATTTAGCCCAGTATTTCCATAACGAAGCAACTGAAAACTTTTGGCAAGGCGGTGAAGCCCATATAAAGTCAGGTTGGCCATACTTACTAATCAACTCATCAGCCTTTAGGCTTAATATATCTCTCTCATTGGCATCAAAGTACGGGTCTAGCTCAACCTTTATAACTGTGTGACCTCTATCCTCAAAGGCTTTAGTTGCTGAGCCTGTACCACTGAAGAAGTCATAAACTATCACTCTAACTCCCATATCTTCTTAAACTCTAACTGGCCTGATTGAAAGGCGTCTTTCAGCCTTTCCCTGCCGTCACTATGGAACTTAGTAACTAGATAAGGCTCAGCTATTGTGCCTTCTAGCCATTCAACTCTTTCACCATTCGGATCAATAACATCATCGCCATTGATATAGTGAAACTTATCTAGTATCGCATCAATTGACGATTCTCTTACTGTCTCAACTATCTCGCTAGATATATTGCTTTTTACCCATTTGACGAATTCGCGCTCGTTCTTAATAACCCACTTAAACTTAGGCTTACTGGTAGTCACATAGGCGATAACATCATCACCATATTCAGCCTTTACTCTGTCTGCACCTATCTTGTCCATCTCTGTCTGTAGTGCAGCTCTTAGCCTATCCTTGGCCTTCTTAGCCTCATCAGCTATCAGACTCACCGCTGCTAGTTCCAGACTCAGTTCCTTGATTCCCATCTCTTTGCTCCCTTTTCTTTGCTCTATTTAATCTAACTTCTAGTGAGTGAATATTGATTCCACAGTCCTTGGCGATAAACTCCTTATCAAAGCCCCATTCCATCAGCTGACGGATATATCTAATAGAGTGGGGTCTGCTCATCGTTATAGGGCCTTTCCATAGTCGCGTTGCCTGTCCAGTATTTTACGCTAATTTGCTCAAAACCAGCTGCTAATCGGCATACTCGACACTTACCCGATTTCATTTTCCATCCACCACATTGCTCGCATCGCACAATATCGTCCTCTTTGCTAGCTACGCGATCAGATGGATAAATGATGCGCTGAAGGAAGCATCGCTGGCACTCCACCAACCATACTTCCTCTGGCGCTTCTGCAACATCCTCAGTGTTAAACCGGTTCAGTTCTATATGCGGTGTAACTAGCTTGCAATTGCTGCAAGGGAAAGGGTGTGCATCTTTAATCATTTCTGAAAAACCCAATGCCCATCTGAACCAACTCTCATCCACTTAGCAGGATGACCGGACTTAGGTGTAGGGCAAACCCAACCCCTATATTCTTTGCCTTCCTTTGTGCCAGTCTTTAACACCATTGGCCCATCGCCACCAGAACATAATGGGATTTCATCAATTATTTCAGCACCTAATTGGTCTGCTATTGCAGTTACATCCCAAACAATTGGCTCAGGATCATTAGGACGCTGTTCTTTTATGAATTCCGCAAGAGCTGGCTTAGTCGTTTCAATTGCCTTCTTTGGGCTTTGTTTAGTCTTAGCGAAGTATCCAGCGAGGTTAAGTGCGCGTCCCAACGATCCAGTTTCCGCAAGCTCGAGTGCATATTGCTTGGATTTAGACTCACTGGATAGACCTGTAGTCCAAGGGTGTGTGTCAGCTTCAGTGCGATATAGCTCAGTTTTAATGATATAGACATCACAATTAGCCACAAGCGACTCCGCCAAGATATGAGTCTTGATTCTATAATCTGGATAAGCATTTATGAACTCCTTTAATCGGTCCTGCACACTTACATAGTCATCTAGGTAATTCGACATCTAACTTCTCTCTCCCTGCGAAATCATTTATCGCATCTTCTAACTGTTCTTTTAATGAGTAAAATGTGCCATCTGGCCAGTTCTGTGCATCATCGGCGCAAGGCTGGCAATAGAACCTAACCTGAGCCTTTCGAAGCGGTGTCTCGCTTTGGACTTTCCAGACTGCTGGTGTTGTAGCTCTTAAATCCCAGCCGTTCTTATTTTGTCCCCAGCGATATTTGCAGTAGTCGCAGTATTGATTGCTATTGTGATTGCGAGTCAGACTCAATGTCGTCCCAATCTTCTGGTGTCGAAAATCGTAATCGACCCAAGATAGCGGCATATCCAATGAGATCGAGATACGAATCTTCGCGCTCTGGACTTTCCACCATTCTTGAGAGTTTGGTCGCGATAGCAATAATTGCCAAGTCAGATGGGTCTCTGAGCTGAATACCGAGTGCTTTACTGATTTTGAAAATGCGTAGTAAATTGTGCCTCGGGTCGCCATACTCGATGCCCCTGTCGAATAGTGTGTCTCCAGCATCTTTAATCCAGTCACTTAATGATCTCTGCGAATCGGACACTTGACCTTCCTCTCTTATAACCTTCATTAAAGGCTTTGGCTTTTGCTGAGTTCCAAAGACTCCAGATATAAAGGCCGATAAATGGAACGCCAATTGTTATTCCCACAACTGCTTCATCAGATAAATTAGGAAACATCTGCACTCACCCCATATTTATCAAGCCAATATGCAGAGATTTCAGCTTTGGATAAACGACCTCTTAACTGCTGCTTACCCATTCGCTCTTTAGCAAATCTTCTTATTATTGATCCCTTAACCCAATTTGTCTCATCAGTCCAAGCCCCTGCTTGAGAATCAAATCGAATTAGAGCTACTTTATTTACCATTTTGCTCCCGTTCTGTAATCCCTAAATGGATTAACGGGTTAAATGTATTTGCTTAAATCTATTTAGACAAGCAAAAGCTCGGCGAGTCGGATATCAAAGAAGCCGCATAGCCTCTCTGAATGGGCTTTGTTGCTAAAATCGGTTGTAATCGGAAGGCTTTTCAAAACCCACTCAGGCTCTATTAGAGCCCCCAAGTCAAACTGGTAGATGCCCTTAGGTGTCGCATTGATATACAGGGTCTTAGCGCCCGTCCTAGCCCTTATATCGGCCAGATAATCCCACTTCTTCTTCTCAATCAATAAGCGGTCATAGTGCGTTCTACGGCATTTGAGCTCGATATAAGAATCGCTAGTAATGCCATCTGCTCGGTCGGTCGCTGATAAGGGCGTCAAGTCTGGGTAAAGCGACTTGAGAGCCTCGAATAACTCGACTTCCCTAAAGTAAATTAGTTATCTTCCTCGCCATCTTCCCAACCAATTTTCTTTATTGGGTCATCGGCTGGCACTATCCAATCAGGGTAAGAGCTGCGATCCATAGCAAAGGCTAGAGAAGTGCCTTCGTCCATTCCAGCTCTGCGACAAGCTTTATAAACTTCATTGGCAGCAATAGCCCAAAAATCAATCTTTGTTAAAGGCGTCTCTTTAGTAGTGCGCTTACGCTTTACTGGCTTCTTACTTACGCGCTTTCGCGTTGCCATTTCTGACCCCTCTCGCTAGGGCCAATTCTAGCTGAGACTCCATTTTATCAAGGCGCGACACTATTGGAATATTCTCCAATTTAATTATGTAGCGAAGGCCAGCAATTAGTAGGGCAATTGATCCCAAGACTGACGCAACTAGGGTTGCTAATTCAGCTGCAACCATTACCGGACTTTGCCGTATCGCTCGTAGTTAGGATTAAGCCAGTTAATGATGCTAGGCAAGACTGACACTAGAGCGGCATTTGCAATCGCATTGAGGTCGAATCCCACCGCTAGGTAGGTCGCTAGTGCTGTCGCTAGGAATGTCTTTGCCCAGCTTTCGGCCATCTTTTTTAGATCGCTCATTCTTGTCTCCTTCTAGGTCAAAGTAACTGCTGTCTTTGTCTCCCAAAGTTGTAAAGCTAATATGGAAATGCGAACGATGCGGATTAGGGCCTGAGTATTTACGCCGCTTCCAGCCCAGTATTGGGCTCATAATCTTGCCATCGTAGATAATATATTTAATGCGCTTATCGCCTCTCTTTGCGCACTTACGAATTTTCTCAACCAACGCATAAGCTTCTTCTTTGTGCGCTGCTAGGTCAGAATCAATATCTATAGCTCTAACGATTCCATTTGCTGGTATATGGTCAGAACTGCCTTTAGCAATATGCCGAGCATCAGCAATCCAGCCGTCAGACTTCCTATCGCGATCAGGATAATCGTCATCGATTTGCTCCCGTAATTGGACACCAGCTGCGCATAGTTTAGGCATTATCTTGAGGGATTGTCTAAAGCCCTAAGGCCTTCAAATCATCAGCAGTTAAGCCAAGAGCTTCAAGTTTGCCTTGCGCTCTCGCTTTGGCTTCGGCTTCAAGTTGTCTTTTTATTTTCAATTGCGCCTGTATTTCCTGCATTTTTTTACCATCTGCTTCATTTTGCTTTATTTCATCTTCAGTTAATTCAATTATTTTAATTTCATCAGTTTGAGCATTATGTTCTATTTTTATGTTCTCCATTATTTAACTCCATATAGTATGTAAGAACCGCCTGCAAATGTAGTCGGTGAGCCTTCTGTTCTAATTTGCACTGAAGTTATTGCTGAGTTAGAAAGCCAACGGCCTGTTACTGTTCTGCTAACTTTTGGGCTAGCATCATTAGATAAATCTGAGCCAGTAACAAAAAAGTGTTTATTATATGTTGTATTAGCATAGTTATAAATATTAAACATTGCAACATAACCACTTCCAGTTGCATCGGCATTGTAATTGTAATTAAAATATAGGCTTGAAGTAAGATCAACATTGTAATCAGCTGAAGTTCCGCTTGCATCAAAGTCTTGATGACTACTCTGATAATTTGACCCAGAATCAGAATTAACTCTTATAGTTAAATAACCATCTTGGCTAAATGTGTAATTATAAACAATTAACTGCAAATGATTATATGTGCCTGCAATACTTGTAATGCTTGCACCTTCAATAGCCGATGCTAAAGTGCCAGTTGCTAAAGAGGTCATCCCACCGCCACTAGCAGGTGCAGCCCACTTCAACCCAGTAGTTTCCGCAGAATCCGCAGTTAAAACTGTTCCGTTAGCGCCAACACCGAGACGCGCATCAACTGTTGAAAATGTAAAAACATCTCCTTTAGTTGTTAAAGGTGTTTGATCTGATGGACTTGCCCAGCTTGGAACTCCAGCTGCGACTGTTAAAACTTGCCCTGCTGAGCCAATAGCTAATCTAGTGTTTGTGTTGCTGGTCGATGAGCGATAAGCAATATCTCCAAGCGTTGTTTCAGGATTTAGCGCCTTGGTGGTTGTATCGATTGAGCTGCCAAGGGTTCTTATCGCAGCTGCGCCATCCTTGACTAAATCTGTATCGTCTGGAGTCTCCCAGTTGTAATTCGTTGTATTGGCCATTAACTAATAACTCCTATCGCGTCTTGCCATTCTAGCGTATTAAGAACACTATTCCAGCTTTCCGCTGCATTGACTTGAGCCCATTGTTGGGCAAAGGCCGAGAACTCTGTTGGGGTAGCTAAGAAGGTAACTGAGAGGCCTGAGACGGAAGCGTTGAAGGTCCAGCCCTCGATAAAGCCAGTAAATTCGCCACCTAGAATATTAAGGGGCAGGTTGGTAATTCTGACTGGCTGACCCATAAAAATATTAAGCAAGGCATCTCGGTCGGCGTTATCAATCTCTGGGGATTGCAACGCAAATGTGATCGATTGGAAGGTGTTTCTAGGCCAAGCGCGAAGCTGAATTAGGCGATCTGCTACATCCTCGACATCCGCTGCATTTTTTAAATAGCTATTAAATTGCTCGGCAAATAACCCGTATTCGGCTTGAGAGTCTAAATCTTGAGCCGTATAGGAGCTATTAAAATTGTTGCCATAGTCCATAATTATTTTATTGCTTAAATCGCCTTGACGCTGGATTATGCCAATGCCAGAAGCTATGGCGTGAGAAGCGTCTAAGTCTGTGTAGCCGTTGGCTATTAAATAATCTTGGCGATGGCTGGCATCCGCGTAGTTAATATTGCCATTAGCATCTTCATACATATAACCAAGGGCCGAGCTAGCAATTTGATTAATAATTGGGTAAATGACGCCATCGGTAATTTGACGGCTAACCATTGTGTATTCGCCAGCGTCAATCTCGCCAAGTCCGATATCGCCAGCATCAGACCAAATCTCAGTAGCAGGTTCATAGGTTGCCCAAGTTTCAGCTGGTGGCAATTCATTCCAACTGGAAAGCAATAGGTCATCTAGCAAGTCGGTAATCTGAGCGCCGTCTAAACCTTGAGCTAAATTGCCGTCAAATATTGCTCTTTGAGTTTTGGCTAATGCGCCAATTGCGGTAATTCTTAAGCTAGTAATAACTGCACTTGATCCTGCGCTGCGGACAATTTGCCTTAAGTCTGAAACGCGACCGCCAAAAATAGCCACATATGCGCCAGTTGTATCTTTGACTTCAATGGTTACTGCTGTATTAACGCCAAAATCATAATTAGTTCCATCGGTGTTTATAACTTCTAGTGAGCAATAGCCCGCTGGAGTAGGTGAGTTTATATCCTGACGGCCAGAGGTAATAGTTAGGTTGCTTAAAGTTACTGAAGTTAATTCATCGCCATTGACTAAAATCTTCCAATCGGGAGTCCAAAGGGTCATAGGATTTGGGCTCGAGTTCTTAAATCGCCACCGCCAGTAGTTCCGCGATTAGTAGAATTGTTAAGAGCCAAAACTACCGCCCGAGTAAATCCTTCTTCATCTATTGCGCTTGGCGCATTAACATTAATAGTAACACCAGCGTTATTTGCTGAAACTGTCCCAGCAACATTGAAGCCAGAAGGGATTGCATTTCCACTAGGAACTAGCGTTGATGGGGTGCTAACTGCTGATCCTGATGGGACGCTTGGGGTAGTCGATGGCTTAGGAGCTGGGGGAAGGCTAGGACTTGGAGCAGTTGCAATCTTTGGAAGTGATGAACTGCTTGGAGTGCTAGGAGCTGAGAATGAAGGCTTAGAGATAGTAGCGACATTAGGCAGAAGTGGGACGGCATTGTAAGCCCTAATAAGGACATTTATTGCATCAATGGCAAAATTTACCGCGCTCTTTATTCCATTAACTACGAAGCCAATTACATCAAGAACACCACCAGCCACCTTGCCAATGAAGCTAAGCGCTGCGCCAAGATTGTTAATCAATACGGGAACTACAAAGTCTTTAATAAAGTTATAGAGGATAGTTAGAGAATCCTTATTTCTTGCAATTGCATCGGTAACTGGCTTTAGTGCTGCGTCTTTGAACTCAATAAATTTAGGGATAACTGTGTTTATAAAGTAATCCAAGAGCTTTTGAAGGGTCGGTAGCAAAGCAGCTCCTACGGATTCTTTGGCTTCATCAAAGCCCACTTTGAGTCTTGCTATTTGACCTTCAAAAGTATTAGCTTGAACTGTAGCTGCTCCACCAAAGGTTTGGGCTAATTGTTTTACAGTTCCTTCTAGTCCAAGGGTTTTGATTTCTGCAGCAGACAAGCCAACACCTAAACGCGTTAGAGAGCCTGTATTGCCTTCATATGCTTTACCTAAAGCATTAGATACTGCCTCTACACTTTTGCCAGTAGCAGCTGATATGTCTAAGGCTAGGTTTAATAAATCTTGGGACTCGGTTACTGATCCTGTTGCAGTTGCTAGACGCTGGAGCGCTGGGCGCAGTTGGTCATCAGCAACGCCAGTAGCCAAAGAAGTTTTGAGTATCTGCTCCTCGACTGCCGAAATCTGAGCTTGAGTTGCACCAGTAACATTCTTAAGGGCATTGGCTAAACGAAGCTGGGCAGCCTCATCTTCAATGGCTGCTTTAACGCCATCAACTGCTAACTTGACTGCATAGGCCGCCGCTGCTGCCGCTGCTGCTGCGAAGGCGGCTGCTGCAACCTTGCCAAACTTCTCTAACTTACCGCCAAAGCCTTCAACCTCTTTAGAGCCACTATCAAGATTTTTTTTGAGATCAGCAACATCAGCAAGAATCGAAAGCTTGAGCGTTCTACTGCCAGCCATTACTTATCCCACTCTTTCAATATCTTGGAAAATGCTTCTTGCCATTTCTTAATCAATTCAGGCTGAATCTTACGAAGGGTTGGGTAGATAAAGTAGCCAGCGTTTCCGCGACCTTTGCTCGGTGTTCTTCTGGGGAACTGACGCAAGCGATTACTTCCAAATTCATAACCCGCCCAGAGTTTTTGTGTGCTACCGCCACCAGAAAAGCGCTGACTTGCAAAGCCGTAAGAAAACTCTCCGATTTTGGAACTGGCCGAGACTTTAACGCCTGTTGCAATTCTTCTAACTGCTTCTTGACCAAAAGTCCTTGTGAGTGCATAGGCTTTGATTTCATTTGCTGCATAAGTAGCCAGCGCGCTAGATTCTGATTTAGCTTGGCTAACGGCTTCGTCATCCATCGCTTTAAATGCGGAAATGATTGAGCGGAGCTCGCGCTTGTCATAGCTGATTGGTAACTCATCTGCCACCGCTACGCTCCTTTAATATATCTATGGCCGTTAATACTTGGTCTATATCTGTCCAGTAAGGCATCGGAATCCC